GTAAACCATTCATTTACCTTAGAAAATACTTCTGGGGGAAAGAAATTATCCATTACATTAACTTGAGTTAGTAATGGTTCTTTTAGGTCTACTCCATAATGAGTTGACATAATTTATTTTTCTATCTTATGATAAACTTCAACATAAGATTGACAATTTGGGCATGATAAGTTTGTAACTATATCATACTCCATTTCTTCATAATCGTCAAGATCATGATCTCCACCCCAAATCAATTCAGTACCACAATGCCAACAGTTCATATTCAAAATAATTTACGTTGTCTTTCAAAATACCCATGAAGTATCCATGAACTACTATTCATTTTATCTTCTCCACCTATACCAAATTCAAATTGAACTCTGGGATCTTTACCATAACCATCTATCTCAGGTGTGTTTCCTTTCTTTCTATCTCCACCGTTGCAAAAAACAACTGTGTTAGAAATATCTAAACACTTAGCAATAGCACCACAGGCAGATTCATCACTATCATCCCAAGAGATAACAGCATCTACCATATCAAGATGTCTGATAATATCTGCTCTTTCTGCCCAAGATTGAAAGTATTGACTCTTCTTTCTGGTTAACCATTCATTACTGTTAATACCAACAACCAAATAATTAGAAAGATCTTTAGCTCTTTTAAAATATGCTATATGTCCACTATGAATAGGATCAAATCCACCAGTAACTAAACTCACTTTATCAAAAAACATTAGATTACCATTCCATAAGTATCACGAATTATTTTCTTATAAGGACCACCAGGATTTGCATCTCTAACATCTTTAACTATTTTAAGTTTCTGATATAATGCAGTATCTCCACCTAAAGTCAGTGACTTTACTATAGTGGCAAGTTCTTTATCGTTAATTGGTAAATCCATTAGGAGAAAAATGATTCTAAGGTAACTTTTTTTTCGACTTTCCATCCAATCGCATCTAAAATTGCTTTTAGAGGATATACAAAACTTTTTTCAAATTGCAATTCATAATCAATGTATTGCGATAAACCAAACTCTGTAGGAAAGTCTTGAATGAATGATAGCACATTCTCTTGTATAATGTTTGGTTTTTTTAAATAGAGGAATTTAATCTTCTCTCCATTTTCAATAGCAGAATACTTATTGGTTAACTTTTTCTTCCTAAGATAATAATTAAACAATAATGCACCACGTATATGTATAGGAGTTCCTTTTACATAAATGTCAGACGAAGACTTATACTTCTGAACATTAGATGCAGTTCGAGGAAATGCAATCTCTTCTGGAGGAAGAGACTTGAATTCTTTTCTAGCATTTTCAATGAATTCGATAACATCATCTTCAGTTCCTCTCATCATTAGTTTGAGAGCATCTTTAATCATAGTTCGACAAGGTGCAGGAGTAGAAGACTTAACTGCTTCAATACCCATCATCTTGAGTTTGGGTTCTTCGTATCTAACTCCTTCGCTGTCCCATACATTTAAAATGTATCTTTTCTTTGCTGTCCATATTCCACGTTCTGCGATGTTCTCTCTCTTCATGAACATCTTTTGATCATATGCGTTTACGTAGTTGGCCAACGTTTCATAAGAACTTTCAATATACTTTTCAAGTTCCACCTCACAGATCTTATTAAGGAACGAAACAATGCCCTCAGTAGTTTTCTCTCTGCCCTTGTATATACGTTCCACCAAAGGACCAAGGTTAAGGTAGATAGAATCAGTATCTGAAGCAATAACATAATCTTCATTCTCCGTTTTTAATATTTTATTTAAGTATGTGTTCATACGATTTTCTATCCAACGAATAGAAACTTGCCCTGATAAAGTAATTGCTTCCGCATTTGCAAGTTTGTAATAACGGAAGTATTGATTACCAATCGCACCATAGGCAGAGTTAAGTTGTATCTTTCTTGCCATCTGGATATTATTACACCTAGCAATCTCTTTCTCAAGAGTTTTAGTAGGTTTCTTTTCATATGCTTGCTTTGCTGTAAGCATTTTCTGTTTATATACTGTTCGATCTTTGTATATCTTTTCCATAATCTCTGGTAAGAATCCACGAACATCTTTTCTATACATTGCACCATTTGCACAAACAGCACTATCTTTGTATAGTTCAAAGTTTATATCTTCAGCAAGTATTTTATCAACTGTAACCGATGGATGTCTTTGATCTAATAAAGTTTCTGGAGAGATATTATATTGCATGATCAAATGCGGATATAGACTATTCAAGTCAAATGAAACCACCCAATCATACTTACCAGGTATTGGTTCTTTTACATAAGCACCTGCATATTTTGCATCTTTATCTGATCTTGCTTTTGGAGGGATTACAATATTTCTTTGTTTAAGATAATTGTATATGATAGTATCCCACATACGAACTTGATAGAACACATCTACAAAGTTTACCTTTGCGTCGAGTGCCATTGTAACAGCAAGTTCAATTAGTTTCATCTTGTCTTCCAGACGGTCAACAAGTTCCACGTCAATGATGTTGTATTCTACAAATTTCTGCCATCCTTTTGTATAAAAGTCTTTGAATGTATCAAACTCTGAGTGATCTAATTTCTTTTGTCCAAGTTCAACATTAGCAATATGATCTAATCTATATGATTCTTGATTGGTATAAGTAAACTTCTTATAAAGATCTAAGTAATCAAGTTGAGTTATACCACCTATATCATATGAAATATTTCTACGACCTTGAATATAAACCTCATCTTCTGTTACTAATCCCCATGGAGAAAATCGTTTCATTAGTTTCTCTCCTAAGACACGATCCAATCTACGACAGATATATGGAATATCATACAGTTGGATATTCCAACCAGTAACAACTTCTGGTGTATTATCTTCTATCATCCACCAATTAATGAATGCATTTAGAAGTTCATACTCTGAACCAAATTGTTTATATGTTACGTTCTCTTGTGTATTATTAAAAGGACCTTGTCCCCAAGTAATAATCTTTTTAGTTGTATAGTCTTGTATTGTAATTAATAATATTTCTTCTGCAGCAGATTCTACATCTGGGAATCCATTCTCAGACTTAACTTCAATATCTAACGAGAAGAGTTTGATCTTACTGATATCAAATTTAATTTCTTTCTCTGGATACTTCTCTGAGATATATTGATAGATGTATCTATCATTTCCATAGATGTTAAAATTTTCAACACCATCATACTTCTTGATAAATTCACGACAATCGCGAACAGTACCAGGTTCTACAGATTCAACATAGTCACCATCCAGTGTTTTTTGTTTTGTTCTTTTTTTAGATGGAACAAAAAGAGTTGGATAAAACTTCTCTCTGATTGCGAAATGTTTTCCATTCTCGTAACCACGAACTAAGAAGTTGTCTCCAACCATCTGAACGTTAGTATAAAAACGCATTATTTTGTTAGTTCAAGATACTCATCAATAATTTCTTGTTTGGGTTCTACCATTGTTAGTATATCATCTGATCTTAACATCATCTCAGTTTGCCCTGCAAAATCTGGCCAAGGTGTAAGACCTGCATCTTTATCATATTGATAGGGATTTTTTATTTTACAATCAGGTTCTCCCAATTCTGCTTGAATTTCTTCTACTTCACAGATGACAACATTATCAACTTTTAGTAGAAGTCCCTTCACTTGTTTGTTTTTTGAGCTCATTTAATCGATCCTCATACATTTTTTTAACAGAGTCTAATGGTTCTACAACCGTTACTACCCAATCTGGTTTGATTGGAATTGATTTATCAGATGATAAAAGAATCCAAGGAGATAAAGTAATCTCAACTGAAGTATCATTATTGCTTGCTTCTTCAGTTAGAAGAAGGGGTCTTTGACTAACAATTTTAAAAGGATTGTTAAGAAGATATCCTACAATCTTTTGCTTTGATTCGTCTTCCCCCATCACTAACTCTTTTGCATCAGAGATAATTTGATCTCCTGATTTTAATAAGATTAGTTTAATTGACATTTTGTTTTCTACATCTCTTATATTATAACATAAAAAAAGGGATCGTCAAGATCCCTTGATATTTTATTTAGAGGTAATCTTTTCGAGCATGATGCTCTGGAACTACCTTGCCTAATTCAACAGTAAGAAGACCATCTTCAAAAGAAACTTTTTTAATCTCTACATCTTCAGACAATTGCCAAGATCTTTCAAATGATCTTTGTGCCATACCACGATGTACGTATTCGGATTCTTTCTTCTCTTCTTTCTTACCTTCTACGTGTAGTTTACCGTGTTCTGTGTAAACTTTAACTTCTTTCTTTTTAAATCCTGCTAGTGCAATCTCTAAACTTGATTCATGATTGCTATGTTGCACAATATTATATGGTGGGTAAGTTTGTGCTGTTGTTCCCCAGACCTGATCAATGTATGAGTCAAGTCCAATACTGTTTCTTGCAATCTTATCCATTAATTCTGAAAGATTGTTTGCAGTATACCTTTGAATGTTTGTCATAATTCTCCTTAATAAGCGAGTGTTGATTGTGGATCCTTTCGGCATCCAATACTATTTAAACATATTACATAAAAAAAGGGAATGTTGGATTCCCTACATTTCTATTCGGTTATAACTCCATCAACCTTAAAAAACAATCTCTATGATCTTTAACGTGGTACGTAAAACCGCCCCTTTCTTCAACTGCTTTTGCTAGTGGATAATCATTTTCTCCTTCGTGCATCATATCTCCAAAGAAATGTATTTCATCACTAGGATCAAAATCTCTGAGTATCTGACTCTTATCTACATTTGATATATCAAGACCAGTTTGACCTCCTATTTGAACATTAAGGTATGGAAATCTATCTCTTAATCTATTTGCAATATCTGCTCTCTCATTAGTAACATGGTCGTGTTCAACATACATTTGTCTTTCATCTAAATCATTTTCTCCTCGACCAAGAATACTAAAATTAATTCCACCAGGTCTTGTTTCAATATGTTTACCAGTTCTTATTGGAAACTGACTATGATCTAATTCATCTTGTAAAAATAATTTTACTTCCTCTGGTAATACCCAATCAGATTTGTAAACATTATTACTCTGTTCATATACATCGCTACCAGAACAATTATAAACTCTTTGACACTTATTACAAAGTTCTTCTCCAAGTTGTTCTATTGTTTTTTCTTTATCACTACCTGTAACAATATACATATTGCAGTTATCTGCAAATCCTAAAAGGTAACTTAAAAAATCAGGTTCAATTACTTGTCTGCTTGGTGTTAATGTACCATCAACATCAAAAATATATTTTGTCATAATTCCTCGTTGTAGTTTCCAATCTTCATACATTCTTTTGAGTTCTTCAGAATCTGCTTTACATGAAGGTCCTCTCTCTAACAAGGGACGTTGCCTTGCTGTGTATCTCCAGTAAAAGTTTCTTAAATAATCAGATCTCCACTCTAACATAAGTCAAAAAAATAAGACCATCTGCCCCACTCTCTGAGTTGCATCTTAGGTCTAAAAAGAAAAGAGGGAGGTTGGATTCCTGTATACCAACAAATAACGGGCATTACTACAGTAGTAAAAACGTTATTGCCTGAGACCCGACTGGTTGAGTCGGTTCTACTCTCGAAGCAGCACCACCTGTGTCTCATCACCTTAACTAGCGGTTGCCAGTAAGTTTATTCAGTCACTCCCATGTTGCGTCCAACAAATATACTATAGCACAGTAAAAAAATTTGTCAAGTATCTAAACATATATTTCCTGATATGCTAACTCTTTCTTCATCACATTCATAAAAAGGATATACACAATGCCTTAATTCACTTGGAAAAAGAACCATCCTGCCTTCTACATATCCTCCCATATTGTAAACGAAAGTAGATTGTCTTCCTATTATATTAGTATAATGAAATGCAAAATCACCAGCAACTGAACCGCCAAAAGGATTGACACCTTTGGCAATACTTAGTGCATGTTGATGTTCGTGTTCTGTTGGGATCTTAACCCATATTACAAAACTATAAACACCAGTGTGGTCATGTAATGGATTAAACTCATGTTTCTTTTGATAGTTTACCCACCATGCGTCCAAAACATAATCATGACTTTTTGTAGTGGGAACTGATTCACCTAGATTTACAAAGCAATCTTTATAACATTGCATAGCATCTTTACAGACATTATTAAAGAACCAATTATCTTTATCTTCTAATCTGTAACTATTATCAATGTTTCCTACAAGAGTTTTCTTTAAAGATTCTCCTTTATTTTCTATACATTGTTTAACATAATTAAATTGTTCGTCAGATAATTTAATTTCTACTATTCCAATATTAGGAAGTTCAAGAGGTCTAATCCATCCATGATTTTCATCCATTATTCATTATCATCTGGTTGCCAATCAGTGTTAATTTCAAAATTATCTAGTGAATCTAAATCACCACCATGTTTAGTAGGAAACTGTATGACATTTGAATCAAGATCACTGGTGTCTATGTTTATATTAAATTCACTTTCTCTATTATAATACTGCTGTGTATTATCAGTAAATCTAATAGTGTTATTAACTTGTGCTTTTAAGTCACGCAATGCCATCAACATCTCAAACAATTCACATAGATGTTGATCTTCTCCCTCTGCGAGAGCATTAATTAATGCCTTTCTCATTGCTGACTCGGCACGTTCTACATTTGATTTTACGCTCATGATGTGTAAGGGGATGTAATTGTATCTGAATCTCTAGGGTATGCTGCTACCTCTGGATCTGGGTCTAACCACTTGGTATACTCGTGGTCTTCTATACAACAATCTAGTTGTGCTTGACTATCTAGCAAGTACATGTCATTGTATCTTCTAGTCCATTCGTTGAACTTTTGTATTCTAAAATCTGGATAACCACTGTCTAGTGTACCAGACTCTACAAACCTATACGGATATCGTTCTAGGATTACTACTGGTTTCATTAAAGATAATTATGACTACTAATATTATAGCAAATAATTAGATGATGTCAAGATGCATCATCATGATTCCATAAATTTATTAATTCATCATCCCATTTCTCAGGGATAGCAAGAACTGCACTTCCGTTAGGTTGTCTTACTATAATTATCTCACCGTTTTCTACACGGTCAAGATAGTTTTCTTTGTCGGCATCAAACTCTGCCTTTGTTATTTCTAATGCTTCGCTCATGGTATTTCACAGCATAAATTATTTTCTTGCATGTACTTCAATGATTCCTGACATCCTCCCAATGGTATGTCATCCATGACTACTTGTGGAAAGGTAGATCCTTTGCCAAATAATTCATAGAACTCATCGTATGTAAAGTCTGTATTCAAATCTAATATCAGACTAGGTAATCCTTCTATTTCTAAAACTTGTTTAAATTTTTGACAGAAAGGACATCCCTGTTTAGAGTATACTGTAAACATTATACCATGCGTTTGAAATCTTTGTCAAATATATCTAGTCCTTCACGAGTAAGAACATGGTCATACATTTTATCAAAAACTTTTATAGGTAAAGTACAAACCTTTGCACCGTAAAGGAAGCAACGAGATACATGATGTACGTCACGTAAACTAGCAGCGAGGACTTTTGTTTTAATTGATTGTGTGCAATACAAATCAGCAATGCCACGAACTAATTCTACACCACTAAATGAGTTGTCATTAAGACGACCTACAAATGGTGAGATGTATGTTGCTCCTGCCATTCCTGCCATTGCTGCTTGTGCTACTGAGAAACAAAGAGTCACGTTAGTCTTTACACCAACCTCACTAAAATATTTACATGCTTTGATTCCTTCTTTTGTCATAGGTAACTTAATCGTTACCGCTTCACTGATGTCACGATACTTTGCAGCATCATCAATCATCTCTGCTGCTGTGTCACCTTTGACCTCTGCAGATATACTTTCCATCTCAGGAAATACCTCTGCTATTTCTTGTATCAATTCTAGGTAATTGATTCCTTGATTTGCAACAAGAGTCGGGTTAGTTGTTACACCCGCAACTATTCCACTGTCGTATCGTTCTTCTATTGCTTCAATATCGGCAGTGTCTAGAAAAATTTGCATAATATTTAAAAATAATCTTTTCTATAATATCTTCCTAAGATGTTACTATTATAGTAGGCAGGACTACCATCTGTCAACCTCTTTGTCAGGACTTCATTTAAAAAGAGTTGTCTTGTCTCCTCATAGTTTGTTCTTCCAAGGGTTGTATGGAGGGAGAGGATTTCTCGTCTGAAAGTATCTCTGCCATTCTCCTTAATGTCTCGTTTAAGCTCGTCAGAACTTCCGTAATATTGCTTCCAGTTTGACTCACTTGTAACTCTACGCTTTCCTCCTTTTGGTTTTCGCTTCTGCACGAAGTACTTTCTGCCGATGTAGGATTTGCCAGTGGTGGTATTGGTGATGCAATAGACGAACCCGTAGTGATCGCCGATGTCATCAGAATCAAAAACACTGCCTTTAAAAATCCACGGGTTTGTGTACTTTGCCACGTTGTCATAATAAGTCTCCTAATATTTATGGTTCGTCAAACAAGACCTCTGTCATATATCTCTCTGCCCATTCTTTACCAAAATAGTTTACTAATATATTCCTAGTCTTATCGTTTTTCATCTGGTGCTGACAGTATTCTATCTGACCGAAGTATCTGTGTTCTGATCTAGAACTATCTCTACTTGCTCCCCATACAGCACCAACAAATATGTCAAGGTATTGATCTACAATATCACAGAAATCTTTCTTCTCTTTATCTGTGGTTAATCTTGCAAACTTACAGTATGGTGAGAACACTTCACCCCATTCTGGTAGAACTCTATCATGTGGGAAATAAAAACTCTCACTGATATATTCTATGTCTTCAAAGATCTCATGGTCAAGACCATCTACAGGAGATATGTCTGTGATAGCAGCACTAACTGTATCTTTCATAGCAACAATATCAACACCAAAAATAGGTATATCAAACTCTGGGTCAGGATACCATATACAATGCACGATATTAAGATTACCTAGTTTAGCAACCTCTATGTGCACCTTCCTGAGTCCAGTACAATAATACATTTCATTTTTGATGTCAAGTTTGCCATCATCTGTGTCATGTAATACTGATTCAAACTCAGAGTCAACCTCCAAAGGTTCTACATTTGGTAGAGTCTTCTGATGCTTCTGTATTATTTTTATTAGATTATCAATTACTTCCATCTAGCAAAAAATTCTTTCATTGTAGTTTGATATCCAGACTCACGGGAGGGTGGTTCCTTGATCCCCTTCATCTTCTTGTAGTCCTGATGCATCGCTCCCAGTAACCATGCCTGTGCTAGTTGTTGAGGTCCCTCTTTCAACAATTGGATTTGTAATTTCGATAGACCAGCCTTCATCTCCAAGTACTCCTTTCTCCACGATGTGTGGGGTGATTTGTTTGTCATCTTTATCCCATTGTTCATGTAATTTTTTAACTTCTAGATCAACTCCTGCCATAGTTTCTAGAACTTTACCATCCCAATACCATTTTTCTATGTATGAGAAAAGATATTTAAGAATAGTATTAAAAGGTGGTTTCTGTTTACTGATCCACTTTTTAATTTTTTGTAGAGTAGTTTCTTTACCACCCCAACTATGTTCAAATTCTATTTTAGGCATAACTGAAAAAGAATTCTTTGATTAGTGTTTGTGATTGGTCTTTACCAAACCTACTGGATAGATATCCAGAGATTGGATCAAGTCTTATCATATATCTATCAAAATCAACATACTGTGTAGTATCAGTGCCAATTGGTTTATGCTCATTGAGCATATTCTTATAGAATTGTAAGTACTTTTTAAACAAAGGTAGATATTCATCTACTTCATCAGGTTTACAATATCTAACAACCAGATTGTCAGAGAAATGATTACCCGCTTCAAAGAATCTATATGTACCCTCTACTTTAGGTAACTCTGGTGTATAAAACAAGTAATTCTCTACAGGATGTTGGAAATCGAACACAATAACAACACGTTTGTCACTCATTCCCATGAGATCCATACCAAAACAGGGTAGATTAGATCCTGTTCTAGGATATATTATATTATTGTGGATGCTGCAAGATTTACCATCCCAGATTTCAACTTGTCTTGACTTAATTAGATGTTCACCTGAGTACAAATCAGCAGTTAGGTTTACACCTTTCTTATTAGTCCATTCAGCATGTCGCTTAACAAATTCTATATCTGGAAAAATCTCAGCAACAGTTGCTTTATAATTTTTCCAAAGATCCATAGTTATAATTTGAATCCCGCAAAGGTATCCTTCTTAACGTCTTGTTTTATACTACCAATGAGATAAGATTCTACCTCTGTCTCCTGTGGTGCAACTTGCATACCTTTAGAAGATAACCAATGTTGCGTCCATGGTAGTGGGTTGTTAGATATAGGTACATCAAAGATAGGTTTCAAACCGATTGACTTAAGTCTACGATTCGCAGTCCATTCAACATACCTCTGTAGTAATTTATCATTGAGACCTATGATAGATCCATCCTTGAACAAATACTCTGCCCATGACTTCTCTTCTTCTACAGAATTTTGGAACATACTATACACATAGTCTTCCTCTTCCTTGACAATCTCTAACATATCAGGATCGTCACCCTTCTTCCAGTTATTAAGAATGTTCTGTGTAACTGTCATGTGTTGTGACTCGTCTCTAGCAATAAGTCCTATGATCTTTGCTGAACCCTCTAACAATTTAAGTTCACCAAATGCAAATGAACATGCAAATGAGACATAGAATCTAATTCCTTCCAAGATGTATACATTTGCTACTGCTCTGTATAACTTTCTCTTCAGTTCTTTCTTTTCCCATGCTACAGTTGGACTACCTTGCCAATCTGGTCTCCACCAGTTGCTAGTGTCATACGTATGTGCATCATTAATGAACTCATCGTATGCTTTAGTAACTGATTGTGCTCTCTTAAGTATATGATCGTCATCTAAAATCTTATCAAAGACTTCTGATGGATCTGGATATACATTCTTGATGATGTGTGTATATGATCTGCTATGAATCATCTCCATAGTCTGCCATATATTCATACAACCTTCTAACTCAGGTAAACTGCAATAAGGCATGAATGCCATACCAGGACCACGACCTTGTACGGAGTCCAAGAGGATCTGATACTTGAGATTGCTAGTAAATATGTGTTTCTGTGCAGCATTTAATTTCTGGTAATCCGCCCTATCATTTTGTAGAGACACTTCTTCTGGTCTCCAAAAGAAACCAAGTTGATTCTGTGTCAACTTATCAAAGATAGGATACTTAAACTTATCATATCTTTGCACACCAAGTGGTGCACCAAAAAACATTTGTCCCTTAGTAGTATCTACTTTGTCGGTATTAAATACCGTCATGCCCTCTACACTTGTCATAGGTCTATTAGGTGTGTTTGTTCTAAATTTTGCAACTGTCACAGTCTTCTTCCTCGGTTGTTAGTATGTCTTGTAATAAGTCTTCTATACTTGCTTTCTTCTCTTCTGTCAGTTGCGGTTCATCTCCTTTCTGATCGTATGTATTCTGATAATACGATGTCTTCCAACCATACTTATATGTTTTAAGTAGGTCACCCGCCATAACTGATACAGGTACTTCATTGTTGTCATAATTTTCTGGATTGTAACTCCAGTTACCAGAAATTGCTTGGTCAAAGAACTTCTGCATCACACTCACGATCTTTATATATCCATCATTGTCTTTCATATCCCATAACAATGTATAATTATTTTTCAAAGACCCATACTGTGGAACAATTTGCTTAAGAGGTCCTTTCTTGGACTTCTTAGTGGACAAGTATGCTCTAGGTGGTTCGATTCCATTGGTTGCGTTTGACACAACGGAACTAGATTCCGATGGCATTTGTGCGGACAGAGTGCTGTGCCTGAGTCCGAACTCTTGTATGTCATTCCTAAGATTATCCCAATCATAACTCAATTCTCCATCACAGAACTCATCAATATCTGTTTTGTAAGTGTCGATAGGGAGGAGACCTTTGAAATATTTGGTGCGATGGAAATATTCACATGCTCCTTTTTCTTTTGCAACTGCGTTGCTTGACTTGAGTAGATGGTACTGGAAAGATTCAGACAATTGGTGTACTGATTTCCATGCTTCTGGGTCGTCATACTTGAAACCTTGTTTTGCTAGGTAGTGTGCTAGTCCGATATAACCAATACCAAGAGAACGACGTGCAAGTGTGCTACGTTCTGCTGCTTCAACAGGGTAATTTTGATAGTCAATAAGTTCCTCTAGACCACGGACTGCTAGGTCACAAAGGTTCTCAAGTTCATCTAACCTATTGATCTTCCCTACGTTGATAGCAGACAGTATACACAGTGCTATCTCACCATTACCATCAATGTGTTGTAATGGTGTAGTTGGTAATGTAATCTCCTGACAGAGGTTACTCATATTTACCTTATCTAGGAACGAACTATGACTATTACAATGGTCAATGTTCATAATATATAACCTACCTGTCTCTGCTCTTTCTTTTAATATGTTTAAAATTAAATCTTGTGCAGGGATAGTCTTCCTAGGGATAGATTCGTCTGACTCATACTGTTCATAGAGTTCATCGAACTCTTCTGTTCCAAAGACTTCATAAAGATTAGGCACATCATGAGGACTAAAGAGACTGATGTCCCCACCACCAATAAATCTTTCATAAAATAATCTTGTAATTTGTATACTATAATCTAACTTACGAACTCTAGAATCATCTGTACCTTTATTGTTTTTAAGTACGATAATATCTTCTATTTCTTTGTGCCAGATTGGAAAGTGGACAGTCGCTGATCCACCTCTAATGCCATTTTGAGTGCAGCATCTGACAGTTGCTTCAAACTTTTTGAGGAACGGTACAACACCTGTGTGTTGAACTTCTCCACCCCTGATTTTACTGTTGATCCCACGGATCCTACCTGCGTTGATGCCGATACCAGCACGCTGTGCGACATAACGACCAATGGCCATATCAGAAGTAAAAATACTATCCAAGGTGTCGTCAGCGTCAACCAGAACACAAGACGCAAACTGCCGAAGAGGGGTGCGAACTCCTGCCATGATCGGGGTTGGTATGTTGAGTTTATGTTTGGAAATGGCATCGTAGTATCTCTTTATGTAATTTAATCTATTGTCTGTATAATTTTGAAATAAAGTTACAGCAATCATCATATACATGTATTGAGGTGACTCATACACTTCATTAGAGCTGCGATCTTGTACGAGATATTTGTCAACTACTTGGCGAAGACCAGCGTATGTGAATAAATTATCTCTACCATGATCAATCCAAGAATTAATCTTTGTCCACTCTTCGTATGTATATTTACTAACGATCTCAGGATCATATACTTTGTTTTCAATACATTTATAGCAATGATCAACAACTGAAGGAAGACCATTTACCCATTCAGATCCAAAGACTTGTTTATATACACCATAGAGTAAAAGACGAGCAGCAACGAACTGATAGTTAGGAGTTTCTATAGAAATTAAATCGCTTGCAGATTTAATTAAAATTTCGTGAATATCTTTTGATTCAATACCATCAAAGAATTGTAAATCTGAATTCATTTCAACTGCAGAAGCACTCACACCGCTTCCTAACCCTTCGCAAGCTTCATCTACTACCTTATGAATCTTATCTAGATTTAGAGGGGTCAGAGACCCGTCACGCTTACGAACATTAATTCCGTTCCCGTTTGTCATACTTTTTTCCAATCGTTAAATTTTAATTTTGCTTGTAATCCTTGGTAGACGTTTGATTCTACCACTCTTTGCACATCATGTCCAGCAAGATGCATGTCGTTGATGTCTTTCTGTAATATATTTTTTGGCCAGACAACTACCTTGTCTCCTCTGTCAACAACTTTGGAGATTCTGGTGACGATCTCTCTATTGCGTGGTTCGTTATCAAAAATCCAAATATGATCGCTCCACTTAAACGACCTAATATCAATATCGGAACCAGCCATGGCAACCGAGTTTTTAATGAACGTAGCATCAAAAGGTCCTTCTGTAATGTAAATTGGTTTGTCTGTATTAATTCTATCCAGTCCAAAAATCTTGGGTTGTTCCTCGTCAAGCATGATCGTAATGTATCTAATCTTTGCCTTTGGGGCTAGCGATCTTCCTTGATATCCGAATAGGTTACCTTGTTTGTCTTTGAATGGGATGATGATGCGATCACTATCTTGTCTCAGGGTATCAAATGTCTTCTTTTGTTTGTTTGTCCATTCCTTAAACTTGGGACAATAATAGAAGTAATCTAGATCTTTTATACCACGTTTTTCAAGATAGACTCGCGCAGGGTGTGTAATATTTAGATCAGAAATCTTCTCTAGATCGGTATTAGTTTTAACTACTTTTGGTTTGCTAAAATTAAATTTTGGGTTAGGTGTAGCAGTCC